GGTTCTCCAATATCTGTTAAAAAGCCTATCATCATTTCTTCAGCTGTCTTTATAGCTTCTGCACTAAATGCGTTAGTAGTTAGGTTTGATTGGGATGGTCCCTTACCTGTTTTGCTTGGGTGTTCAGCATGTCCTAATGGTAATCCATCTGCACCTACACAACTGAACTTCTTACCAGCCAAGAAAAATTCAGTACTAGTTGCATACCAAAATGGTGCATGAACGAATTTTTCTTTAGTTCTATTTGCAGCATCTATCAATTGCCCAGCTTGATTTTCCATATCAATGATTAAGGAGTCATCAATGGTTTCTCTCTTGATTTCAATACCTTTCTTAAATACTTGGTGAATAAAGGTCTTTCTGAAACCTTCTTCAAAATCATCGTATGGTACTGGTCCATCAGTTGCGACCATGTCACCAATTCCAGTCATTCCTGTTATGGATTCGGAATAATGTTTAGATTTCTTGACGTTGTACAAAACATTCTTCAAAGAACGTTTTGCAAAATCGCCTTCTTCACGTTCCATGAAAGCTAATATTGGTCCTTCAAATCTACCAATAGTAGCATCTATTTTTCCAACAGTAGATGTGATAATCATATTCTATTCCCCTCCTCTTATTTTATAAATTATCCTATAAATCTCACTGTGGCTTTATTCTTTATTGGGTCAACGCGTAATACTAGAGCCTTACCTGCATCTTGACTTTCTAAATCGATGTTCATCGCCTTGCTGTCCAAAGCTGCTTTTGTACCCACTAAATCTTCTATGTCTCCATCTCCTACAACATCGATTTCAAACACTTGGTCATCTCTTACAGGAATATATTTAGTTTTCTTGCCGGTGTTTTCTTCTACATCGCCTAACAGAACCGCAAATGGCATGTCAGTCGCACCTGCTTTTGTCAAAACACCGTTGCTATTCACTACGGCTTCGCCATAAAAACCTTCTTCGTTTTCCATCATTGGCAAATCGTCTTCAACGACGGTAGCTGCTCCGTCTAATGTGTATATCAACTTAATCATAAAATTACCTCCTTACTTATATATTTATTTATACAATTTTCGGTAATGGGCTACTGCTTCTTCTTTAGTCATGCCCATCTCTATATACATGCTTAATGTTTCTGGTGGTATAGATACTCCACCGTCATCTTGTGATGCTCCATCTCCTTCAGTCTTTAAATGTTTCTTTGAATTGATACTGTTTAAGGCTTTTTGCTTTCCTGCATTTTTATAAAAATCTAATATCTCCTTTCTTTTTACAATCGTAAAAGCATCTACTAGACTTATCCCCTTGTCGTATTGGTCCCATACCTCTTCTGGGATATCATCAGCAGTTTTGACAAGTTCGGGATATTCTTTCTTTAGTGCGTTAAAATTGTTTAACAATTTTTGGTCTTCTGCAATTTGTGTTGCAGCTTTTATCGCTGGATGATTATTTATCAGACTCATTATATAATTAGGGTCTAGTTGTCCTGTTTTTTGATATTGTTGCTGCATATGTTGCTGTTCCATCTTATTATATAATTCCTCTAATTCATCAACGGAATGAACCCCAAATTCTTTACCGTATATTTGTGAAATTATCCTGTCTGCTTTTTCTATTTGACGCCTCATTCTAGCAAAAGCAGCATTTATTTCTGGTGATTGCTGATAATTATCATCATTTGAATCATCCTGATTATTTATATCGTCATTACCATCATCACTATTATTGTCGTCATCTATATTGCTATCGTTTACAGAATTATCTACATCATCTAAGGAATCTGGGCTGACTCCTAAACCTGTATCTACAGGTTCACCTTCGCCTGGTTCAGATGTACTATCATCTGCAAACAATTGTAAGTTTATTTCAAAGGGTTTACGCTCCTCAGCGAATCTCGTCTTTCCGAGTGTCTTCATAATAATTTCCTCCTTATTAATCATTTTTGTTAATTATTTAGATTTTTTTGAGCTACTCTTACCTTTACCAATTCTTAAATCAGTGCCGTATTTGATTTTGCTTGTTTCTTGTTTGCTCTGATTTGAAGAACCATAGATTTGAACACCATTAGCTGAATTTTTACCTTTCTTGGCCATCCTGTTCACCTCCCATAATAACTTGTTGGAGCATTGCCAACTGATTTTCAACAGGTGTTTGCAAGAATGCATCTCTTGCTTCTGGATTCATATTTGCTAACGTTTGTAATATTTCTGTTACAAACATATCAGCCTGTTCTTCTGGACTAACCATTTGCTCCTGAATCATTCTCAATATAGCATCTGCATTTGGGAATCCTATACTTTGTAATATTGTCCAATATCCTAATGGGTCTAATGCTCCGTATTGTATAGCTTCAGTAGCAGTTGTTAAAACAAATTCTTTTGTTTTAGGTAATCCTAATTCTGTAGTTATTCTTATATCAAATTCTGGCCAATAATATTCTCCTGTAATGTCTCGTTTTAATAATTTACTTTTATCAAAATAGCCAAACTCTGGTGAATCTCCTAATCCTTCTATTCTATATGGTCTAGGTTCATCATAATACGCCATTAAGAAATCGAATATTAGTTGATACAATTCTGTAAATGCTATGTTCTTTTCCTCTTTCTTTACATTCATTCTTCCTGCGGCGTGTTGTGCCAAAAGTTCGATTGCTTTACCACTAAGGTTTGAAAATTCTGCTCTACCTTGAGATGCTTCTGTAACACCTAATGCATCTTTAGCGGCTTGTACATATATTTGATAAGTTTCCATTAATTGACCGTCGTTAGTTTTCATGTCTACAACTTTTACATCACCTACTGGATCTTCTGTTTCTAAAACCTGTAATGTAGCGTTTGTTAATTTATCTTTTAATCCTGAACCCATTCTAGTAATTACTTTAGTAGTACCCAATATTTGCTTTTCTTCGTTCATTGATAATATCTTTTTAATTCCTTCTTGTTGGTCAGATATTATCTCTGGGTCTGCTTTACCAAAGAATGATTTTTCTTTTGGTACATTGTATTGAATTACAAAAGGATATCTTTTTGGTATATATGCAGGCACTTCTACTACTTTCATTTCTCCAGTTTCTTCATCTTCTATTTCTATTTCTTCCACTTCCATGAGATTTCCTTCTGCATCTCTTTTATAGTAAAATTTAGGTATATGTTCTAATTCTATTTCATCACACCATGTATACTTACAAACATCGCCATCTTCATCTCGGTACCACATTTCCACTACACTACGGAGTTCGCTGTTCAAATTGTCTCTTTCGAGTGTACCAAGATTTTCAAGATCTGTATATTTTGCTGAAGATTTTTCTAAAGCATCCCTTAATTTTTCAGGATTATCTTTTCCATATTCACGTACTATATAACTAATTGACCTATTCTCTATATGGAAAAAATAATCCATGTCCTGAAGTCTATGAACTCCTGGCTGAGGTACTATATTTATGGGGTGTGGATTGGTAATTTCAATTTCCCCATGCCAATTATGTTTTCTAATATCTGGATTATATCCTATTTTATATACACATAATCCATTTTTCTTAACAATTCTTTCATTTTCAGAATTTATTCTTCTTAATTTTGTTCCCTGACTTATATACTTCAACATGCCTTCAACCATTAATCTTTTTTCTACGTCTTCTGTTTCAACGGCTTCCACTAAAGGTGATGGTATATAAGAATCTATTTGACTTTCGATTAATTGGTAAGTAATATTAACTACTTGCCTTGCTTGTTGTGGTTTTGGCTGGTTATATTTGTTACTTACGTGCGTCATTGGTAGGGGCTTTATATCTCTTGTATTATTATACTGGTCATCCCATTCAGATGCTTTTTGTTTAAACTTAAGGTGTTCATTCATTGCCCTGTCTAATCTATTTTGAGCTTTTTTCAACCTCTCATTTATTTCTATATTATCAGCTACACCGTCCATACCTAACTTTCTCACCACCTTTTTAAAAATATCTTTTGCCCCCATCTATTTCACCTCTTTAACTATTTTATGTTCACAGTCTGCTAGACATCCTTCACAAGGATTCTTTCTCTGCTGTATTAATAGATATACTACTTGACCATTTAATTGACATTCTGGATATACATACCCCTGTTTAATACATAGTTGTAACATTATGTCATCGAATCTTTTTGGTGGTTTTTCTATTAATTTCTGTTCACTCATGTGTTTTAAATAATGAGATATTGCTTGTGGGTCCTCCTCTAAATCTTGTCTCAAGTCTTCAGGTAGTTCATAAGGTATTGCTACGTCAGTTTTAATACTTACATACATTCTTTGTTGTGGTCTAATTGCATGAGCTATTGCAAAAGCCATTATTAGGTCGTCATGTCTATTTTTATCCGCCTCAGGTCTACCGTTCTTATTTGGATTTCTTATAAAATACAACATTTCTTCTAAAGTTGCTATATCATTAATTAAATGTATTTCTTCTCTAACAATTCTGACTGTTTCATCAATAATTGGTCCACGAGTAGTTTGCGTAGTTCTAAAACCGTATTTTCTTTGTGTGGTTTTAGATATCTGGTCAAATACTTCTCGCCTATACATTTTATAATAGCCTAAACGTTGTAATTCTTTAGTGACATGTAAGTCAAAGTTAATTTCAGTACCAATTAATGCTTCATTATAATACCATCCTAAAGCGTATAATTGTTTTGCAAATATGTCTAAATCTATATCTCTAGCATGTAATACGGCAATTTGTTCTCCTGTAACATTATCTAATACCTGAGCTGCGCAGTAGTCAATTCCACCTTCTGCAGTATCCCCTCCTATTACATAAGGTCT